GTGTACAAAACTAAAATTTTGTGGTATAATAAAAGAGTGATTCCGGGAGAGAGGAGTATACAAATTAATGAATTGACTCATCTTTTCTTCTTGTAAATGGTAATACATTACCAGACGAATCTCCATGACGTAACATTTCAATAAATTCTTTTTCTAGTTTTTCTCGCTTGTTACTTGACAAGTCTTCATCGTACTCACAAAATTTTCTATATTCATTTAAAATTTCTTTAGATGGATTTGCTGCAGCTACAATAAATGACTCATCAAATACAATTACATCTTGTTCATCATGCAGATAAGTCATCCATGGGTTTAACATATACCATCTCGTATAACCATCATTTTGTAAATCAATTTTCATAGGTTTTTTTATAATCATTGTAAATTGATCTTCAATATTATCATTATAGTCTTGCTCTAAAACTTCAGTAACAATTTCATCACCATTTGCTAATTTAAACTGTCGTATATTCATTTTAATTCGACCTCATATATTTTATATTTAAACTGCTCATTATTATATATTTTTATTCTTTCGGCGCTATGTTCTAAAGTAAAATTCTTTCTTGACTTCATATGAAAATCATCCGCTAAATCATATAATACCGTAGTTCTTCCATCATCTGATTGTCTTAATCCTCTACCAATACTTTGTAAAACTCTTATTTGAGATTTACTTGGAGAAGCAAATATAATATTATGTAAATTCCTAATATTAATCCCAGTAGAAAAAGTACCAAGGCTAGCAACAGTAATTGAAGACTTTTGTTTCTCAACGATATGTCTAATAGCTTCTCTATCAGACGCTTCAGTTTCTCCAGAAACATAAAAAACTTTTTTCTTTCCGTCTACTTTATTATCTATAAGATCGAAAAGCTTCTTACCGTGCTTATCAACATATTGAAATAAAACTAAAGTATTGCCATCTAAACTAGATGCAAGGTTACATATAAACTTATTTCTTGGTTCATGCGAAACTATATAATCTAATTCTTCTTGATAATTATTTGTCCTTACCCAAAATTCTTCTCTTATTTCTTTTGGATAATTGAATGCAATAATTTTAATATCTAATTCTGCTAGAGTTTTATTTTCTTGTAGATCTTTTGTTGTAATAACTTTTTTAACTGGGCCAAATAATCCAGTTAAAACTAATCTATTGACTTGTGTACCATCTAAAGTACCTGTTGTACCGAATCTATAATCAGCTTCTGTACATTTATTCATAATAGAAGATAAAGATTTTGCTTTAAACCCATGACACTCATCACCAAATACGCATCCAAATTGATGGAACCATTGAGGTTTTAATTTATAAATTGATTGCCAAGTACTAATTACAATTCGTTTATCAGTATCTTTATCTTTACCTGAATAGATCATATGACATTCATTATCAGAATCAAATCCATAAGATTTAAAATCATTAAACATTTGTTCAACTAATGAAGTTGTTGGAACTACTACTAAGATGTTTTTATCTTCATTATCCAAATACCAACGCAATAAAGTATAGATGATAAGAGATTTACCAGAACCAGTTGGTGATTGAAGTACTCCTCGCTTATTTGATATTCCATAAGTAACAGCATCATATTGATAGTCTCTTATTTCCCATGGAAGATTAAGACTCTTGATATACTTCATTAGTTCAATATGATTAACTGGATTTTTTACATTAGGTAATCCATAATCATCGCTTTCATTCATGGTTAATGTATAACCACGATTCATGCAAAAATCTTTTAGTTTAAGATATAAACCTACATTTAATTCATTTGTAAGTCTATTAAACAGCCTGATTTTTCCATCCCATAGCTTCTTTCTAAACAAGGGTTGAAACTTATAGCCAGGCGCATAGAATGAGAAGTGATCTGAGAGCTCAGCGCTTACGCTAGGCTCGCAGTCCACAAACAACATACTATTGTTTTTTAATGTTATTTCTAAATTAACCGCCACTCTCGAATCGTTTCCATTCTATGATATTTTTGACAGTTTGATGTCTCCAATTAAGATTCGCAATAATTTCTTGTAATGTATCGCAAATAGTTTTTAAATACGTAAGAGTCTCTTCAGATTTTCTAATGTCTTCATCTGTATTATAAAAGTGATCCATTTCACCCTTTAATACTTTTAACCCATCAAAAGGATCGTTCTTCCAGCCTTTAGCTTTAATTTCATCCTTATCCATCTTTCCATTATAATATAACCACTTATCTTTTAAGAGATTTTTCTGATCTTCTTCAGCTCTCTTTACGTTAAGTCTCATATTAGAAAGAATTTCTAGATATTTGGCATGAAGGGTTGGCGTTTTACGAGAAGTTTCAGCAAGATCCATCTTATCAATTTCTGAATCTTTCTTCCACTCTTCAATAATATATTTCAAATCCCACATAGTGTATATTCCTCACTTAAATTTATACTATTCTATTATAACAAAAACTACAGCAAAAGTAAACTAAATTAATTGCCAATAAGTAAATTTAAAATCTACTGTATAGGTTATATATGCAACATCTCCAGTGCTTGCTTCGAGAGTGATTGGACTTATGTTTGTTGGAAAGCAATCCTTATATAAAACAGTTTTGTTAGTATTATTATGACTAGTAAGTATTGCTATACGAATATCGGATGTTGATGCAAAATCTGTAGTTTCAACGCGTGATGATGGAGCTTTATGTTTAACATTAACAAGTCTTTGCATCCAATTAACCATTTCAATATATGACGTCATATCTTCATCAAGTATTGCTGTAATGGTTAATGGAGAAAATAGAATCTTATCTCCTGGCATAGCAGTATTTACACGGCTATATGCTACCTCAGCTGGAGTCATATCAAGACCGGGATGTATAACCGATTGAGCAAAAAACTCAAGGTTAGGATAATGCTGCCTTGATATAATTACCCTAAAGCCATTGGGTTGTAAATAATCGTAATTAGTTGTAAGTGCCATAATAGTTATTTATACCTAAAATCACACATCATCCTAGTTGGATATCCGTCGTAACCTTGTGTATCTCTTAAATTTAATTTAAATGTATAAGTATCAGACATCATTTCCATATCTATTCTTTTACCACTACCGGTTTTACCACCATAATAGATAGTAGCTGCAGTTATATTAGCCGCGCGTTTCATAGCTGCTTCATCCATACGTTTTGATATTACTTTCGCTGGAAATTCATGAATAATATGATAGCCATATCCAATACCAGATTCTAATAATTCTTTTATGCCATCACGATCAATTTTAGGACTTCTATCTATTTTGCCTGCTTTTAAGTTACCATTAAATATGTCACAAAACATTTTTGTATCTATACCAAATAACTTAAGCAGCAATAAACCATCTTTATTCTTAATAACCTGTGATTTAATTTCTTTTGGAGTTAATATCGTACGTACACCTACATTAAAGAATGTAGTAGTACTTCCCAATTTTAAACTTAAGTAAATAGGTTTATTAGTTTTCTTATTAATAGTAAGATCGGTAACAGCAGCACCTACATTCTTACCACCATTGCCTGGATTACTAATAGTAATACCGCCCCTACTAAATGTTAAAGGTCTTTTAGTATTAGCACCACCTTCTGCTGAAACTGTAAAATTAGATAAAGATCTTAGCTTATATGTATTATCTAAATCTTCTATAGAGTCTAATACCTTTCTACTTATATCCTTAGTATCGCCAGCCCACCATTTAAGTAGATCTTTCATGTAATCTTCTTCAAACTGATTACCTCTATTATTAGATCCTCTATTACCAGATGAACCATTACCAAATTTAATAGCAACTACTTTTAAACCAGCTTCTTGTTTTAATTTGGATGTAGTGGTCTTTGCTGATAATTGTCTAGATACATTACATTTTTTCTTTTGTTTTAAATCTAGATTAATAGGTGTATCTATTTTATACTTCTTACAAGCATTAAACAGATTAGTAATTTCTAAAATAGCATCGCCAGAGAATTTAGCTTTATTTAAAGCGTCAACTATCTCTTGTTGTGTTTTAGGAAAGAAATCGTATGCCATACATCTATTTATATGACAAAGGGTGGCCGAAACCACCCTTTATTAGCTAAGTTTAATCTTTTTTAGATATAAAATCTATAAATTCTTTAGCTTTAGCAACAACCTCTTCTGGCTGAAACATGTTTGGCGTATATTCTTTAAACGCTTCTAATGTATCTTTACCAAATTTATCGGCTTGTTCGTATGCTTTATATGCTATTTCTGTCTGTACATCAAATTGACGATCAAGCATTTCTTTAGCCATTTTGAGTGCTTCGAGTCGAATCTCGAACGGATTTTTACTTTGTGACATAATTACCTCCTGTGTGTTTGTGTGTGTTATGTCTGTAGCTTTATTGCTACTCTATTATATATACAAACCAAAAAAAGAGGGGACCTTTCGATCCCCTCTAGTAGCTTCGGGAGAAGCTTGTGTCGGTAGGTTAACTCCTACTCTTTTACTACATATCTTAGGTAAGGATATTATCGACCCTGAAGATTCTATAGTATTGATTAGTCTTCGCAGTAGCAAGACCGTTAGCAGGTGTAGCGCCAACAAATGGGTTGGAAACCATACCATAACGAGTCTTAAACCCGATGCGAGGCTGGAAGTCATTCTCACCAACGGCTCTAACCATTTGTAGAGGAACGTATGGGCAATAGAATAAACCAGCATCATAAGGGTTAGTACCTTTGAAGCCAACAGTTACGTAGTCAGCAGAAGCATAAGGGTCAATATAGACCTTCATGCGACCGTTAAGAGTACCAGCGAAAGTATTGCCAGTATCATCTACTTGAAGAGCAGTGCTCATTGCAGGTGTGTAGTCAAGCATACCAGAAGCAGCTAGTGCAGTAGCAACGTCTGAAGAACAGATAACGATGTTACCTTTTCCTCTACGTGTTTCTTTTGCAATAACGTTAGCTTCACGATCTAATTGAACTACTAGACCTTTGAACTTCTCAGCACTCCAACGACCATCTGCATCAGATGAAAGGTTGAAGATACCTTTGATAGTTACGTTATCTTGTCTTGCACCAAGCTTAGCCTGTGAGTTGATTGTTCTAACAACTTCTCTGTTGATTTCAGCAAGGATTTCAGTAGAAAGAATGTTAGCCAATTCAGTCTCAGCATCAAGACCATGAATTGCTTTTAGGTCCTGAGCTAGCTCTAGGGTGTATTCAGCTTTGAGGGCTCTTGACTTTGCAGTCACAGTAGCTTTCTCAATGGTGAAACCCATTTCGGCAAAGTTTTCAGTTGGTGAACCACCAACACCTAGTGCTTCAGCTTCTGCAGTTGTATATGCATCACCTACGTAAGGAACGTATGAAGCTGCTGAGTCAACTAGTGTGCTGTCGCCATCAGTGTCAGAAACACCAGAAAGACCAGAAGGACCAGCTGAACCGTTACCAGTTGCAGAAGAGTCGCCTGAGAATCCAACGGCTGCTTCATTGAAGAGAGCTTCGTCACCGCTTGATACACCAGCTTTGGTTTTCTGATAAGTTGATTTCATGGCAAAGATAAGGCCTGTAGGACCAGTCATTGGCTGGACACCACAAACATCATATGCCATTAGGTTGGGCATTGCACGACGAACAAGACCGATAAGAACTGGATCCCAGTTACCTACGTTTGAAGTGTTGTTCGCAGGAGTTGCTTCTGTTAGAAAACCAGCAGATGCAGCTCTTTCTTCACGCAATGCAATTTCTTGGTTCTCTAGAACCACGGCTGTAACAGCCTTACGATGATGATCCTTAATAGAACCAGCAGACTCTTCGTTGAGTACTGGGCTCCATTTTTCGATCAGACGATCATATGATAACATTTTACGTTACTCCCTTATTATTGTTTTTGACTTTTGCGAATCGCAGTTAGATATGACTCCATAACGCCTGAGACTTCAGCGACATCGCCTTCATCTTCATCGACGCTTTCGTCAATATCCTGTGATTCAACAGTTTTTTTGTTGAAATAAGATTCTTTGATGGTTTTAACTTTGTTTGCAAAAGTTTCTTCATCTTCAAAATCTACACTTTCAACAAGTGATTTAAGTTTTTCTACCTGTGTTTCAGCTAAATCAACTGAAGCGTCACGAATGACAGCTTCTCTTTGATAACCTTCTAACACTTTCTGTGAAACGATGGCATCTTCTGTAACTTTGTTGAGTTTGCTTTCCAGCTCTTCAACTTGTTCAGCAAGATCATCGACTAGGTCTACTTTGGAATCAGGAACTTCGATATAAGACTCAGTGAATAGCTCTTTGAGTTTACCCATAAAGTCTTCAGCAATTTCAGTACGTAAACCGTTCTGAATTGCCAATTCGTTTTCTTTCATCCAATTTTCAACCACGTAATTTAGGTAGGCATCAACCTTCTCTACGAGTTCATCTTTAGTATTTTGAATTTCCTCGTCAAGTGCGGTTTGATACTGCTCTTCTAGACGATTGACTTCCTCGGCCAATTTAGACTTAACTGCTGATTCAAAAATGATAGCAGCTTTACCTTTGAACTCATCGCTCAAAGTAGCCTCAGATTCGACAAGTGCATCAAGATCTTCAGAGAAATCTAATTCGACTTCTTCCATCTTAGCGCCACTTACTTTCTGCATTGGTTCTTGGTTGCCTTTGTCGCCCTTACGAGCCGGTGCTTTCTTAGTAGAACCAGCTGCTTTATCGACAGAAGCTACAGAAGCGTTTTCTGCATCTTTACCGACTTTAGCATCTAGATCACCAGCACCACTGCCTTTTGGTTCTTGAGCTTCAGTTACTTCAACTTCTTGCTCTTGAATTTCTTGGTCAGACATTGCATTAACCCCTTATAAAATTATTTGAGTAACGAGAGGAAATTTTTAAACTCACGAACTTGTGCTTCGTAAAGACCTTTACGCGGAGTTTTCTTTATTTCAGTCTCAATCTGTTCAATCACTCTTGGCTCAACAATACCATTATTCCAGATCCACTCAACACCTTCCATTATACCATTAACAAATGCTCCAGGAGCTGATGGATCTTGTACTATATCTACCGTACTAAGAATGTAGTCGTCTTTAACGACCATGGCACCATTACGTTGCTCAAGACTTCCCATACCACGAGTTGAGACACCTAGCCTAACACCACCGTCAAGAAGACCTTTAACGATCTTTCCATTGGGAGTATCAAGAATAGATGCTTTTCCAATCACATCATTTCCTTCAAAACGAAGATCCGTGATGCGATGTGAAACTTTATCTAAGTTAACTGTTGGCCCTTCAGGGTGATTTAACTCACCAACGGCTCTACCAGTCTTAACTTGTTCAGTGACATATTTGCCAACTGCATTTTCCATGATAGCTTTTGGATAAATTCTACCATTTCTATTTTTTGCTTCTGATTGAGCAAAAATACCTTCGATAGCATATTTCTTTTCGCCATTTTCAGCTTTTTCAACAATAAATTGAAGGTCTTGCTCTACGTATTCTGCTATCAACTTCATATGCTATCCTGCTTGTTTAATAAATTCTTTTGCCATTTTTTCAGCCTCGGCTTGGCTTCTATAC